AATGAACCAGTAGCTTGGATGTATGAAAAACCTAATGGGGCATCAAAGCTATCTTTTGTTAAAGAAAAAATGCTTTGGGAAGATATGACTGAAACTCCACTCTACACCCATCCAGCAAAGACACTAACAGATGAGGAAATAGCTGAAATAATCCAGCACCTTGAAAACGCAAAGTATGTTGGTGCAAGTAAAGCCGCAGATATGCTACGCAAGCAACAAGAAGAAATAGAAGCGTTGAAAACTGAGTTAAAGCTAATTGATGAATTAGTAACTGGAAAGGCACAAGAGAAATGAACGCACTAGAACTAGCTGATTGGCTTATTGCTTTTACACAAGATGTTGCAGATTACGAGGAAAAATGGATTAAAGATTCTGCCACTATGCTACGCAAGCAACAAGAAGAGATAGAGTATTGGAAAGAAATGTTTGAAAAAGCTATGAAGGAGCAAGAGAAATGATTGAAAAATTAGTTGAGCCACAAGCTCTAGATAACGATGTTGCAGTTATGAAAATAATGCAGTTGATGGGGCAACTAACCCCTAACGATATTGCATATGTTTTAAAAGCAACTAAACAAGTCTATGACGCTATTGAGGTTAGCAGTGAAAGCCGTTGAAAAACAATATCGTATTAGTGACGAGCAATATGATAGGTTGTGGATAGCCGTGTATGAATACATAGATTCTAAGTGCATTGTGCGTAACACCGACATGCCTGGAAAGGCACCTGGCTCTAGATATACATGGATGTTTTACTTGCGTAATGGTTTGTTTAACCCTGAGTTTTTAATCAATCTTGGGCAGATGTTTATCTACAAAATGGAACGTATTGATTACAAGCTAAACTTCCAAATTACTGGGCTAGAAACTGCGGCGACCCCTATGCTAGCAAGCATACCAATGGTGGCTAAAGTAATGGGTATAGATATTAACTCTTTTGTGGTGCGTAAGACCCGTAAGGAATACGGCTTGTTAAATATGTTAGAGGGAATACCCAACGATAAGCTAGCCGTTATGGTAGATGATTTGTGTAACAGCAGTAATTCATTAGCACAATGCTTTTATAAACTGGGTGAAGAAAATATACCCGTGGCTAACATAGCTTTTACGATTGTTAATAAAAGTAATGAAGGTATACACGAGCCGACTAGATTGCAAACAGATATGTATTTATCTAAAGAAATTAAAGTAGTTAGCTTGTTTACACTAGATGATTTTGAATTAGATAACCCATCACATTAAGGAGAAGGTAAATGGCATTAAAACCAAAATTAACCCCAAAAGATGTAGCTGTTGAAGACACCCTTGGAATTAGAGTAAATATTATTAAGGAAAATAAAGATGGCTCAGCCGACGCTCAGGTTACGTTTAACAAAGAAGGACTCGGAACACTTGTGCAGTGGGGGATTGTTGCTATGCTTACCGCAGCGATTGATGAGTATAGAGTTAGACCCGATAAAGACGGCAAAATTATTACTAAGCGGGCTAGACCAACCAAAACCAAGCCTGTGGCGAAAAAGAAAGCAACTAAAAAATGAGAGCCATTGAGATTGAGATTAAAGAAGTTTTTAAGTGCGCCAACACTTTAGATTGCTTACCGTTGTCTATGAAAAAAGCTAAGCGAATGGAGTGGCTAGCAGGTAAAGAACTTTATTCTGTGCTGACAAATGCTGGTAGTCGCACCATGACCCCCATTACTATTAAACCTAAAAAGGAAGACGAGAAAAAACCTAAGCCAATATATTTAATGGATGTTATTACAGGCACTTTATACAACCCTAAAACTAAAGACTGCCTTACTTCAGACAGTTTAAAGATGGTGTCGTATGAAGTTGATCTTACAAATGGTAAGCAAGTGCTAGACCTAAAAGTAGAGAAAGAGGATTAACATGACAGGCAAAATTTTACCTTTTACGGGCGGAACAACTGAGGATATCAACGCCGACACCGTATTAGAAAACAATATGGGTGAGTACGAGTGCGTGGTTATTGTTGGCTACACAAAGATGGGTGCGGAACGCTTGGTATCTAGCACAGGGGATTCAGCTTTGATGGTGTGGTTGCTAGAAAGAGCTAAGAAAATAATACTTGAACACGCTGACTTGGATGACGATGAATGGGAACACTAATTGACTACGCTGAGTTTTTGTTAGATATACGCAAGAACCTTAAACAGTTTGAGGACAGTATGTTAGAAAGAGATTTTAAACAAGCCCAACTATATGCGGAATCTGCATTAGTTGAAGCCCGATTGCTGTGCTTAGTAGCTAAAGAAAAGTCCCAATGAAACCTGTAACTTGGTCGTACTCCTCCCTTGGATTATTCCAACAATGCCCTAAGAAATATTACCATCTAAGGGTAATCAAGGATATACAAGAACCTGAGACTGAAGCTATTCTCTTTGGTAAGGATGTTCATAAAGCTGCGGAAGATTATATTGGTAAGGGAACACCAATCCCTGCAAAGTATAAATTTATTGAGCCTGTTCTTAAAGTATTAGAGAACATAAAGGGCGAGAAGCTGGTTGAGTATCGGATGGGTTTGACTAAGGATTTAAAGGCATGTGATTTTTTTGCTAAAGAAGTTTGGTTTAGGGGGGTAGCAGACTTGTTAATTATTGACGAAGACTCTGCCTATGTAGTTGACTATAAGACGGGTAAATCTAGTAAGTATGCAGATACTAAACAATTAGAACTCATGGCTTTAGCTATATTTAAACACTTCCCTCAGATACATAAAGTTAAAGCTGGCTTGGCGTTTGTAGTATGCGATGATTTTGTTAAGGCAAAATACTCTGCGGATGATGCACCAAACTTTTGGATACGTTGGATAGAAGAAACTGACCGCTTAGAAGCAGCGCATAAGACAGGAGTATGGAACCCAAAACCTAACTTTACATGCAAAAACTTTTGCAAGGTATTAACTTGTGAGCATAACGGGAAAGGGAGTTACAGATGAGTATAAATATACTTGCAAGACGAGAAAATCAATGGAGTGAAGAATTAGTTTGCCCTAATTGTGGTGGGCAGTATTTGCACCAAGAAAAAGTTGAAGTATTTGATACGCATCATGTAGAAATTTCCCCCACTAAAGTTATTACTGACACAGATTTTACAATGGATCCAACGGGATATAGGGCAGGGGTAAGAATACATTTTTCTTGCGAAGGTGGTTTTGATGGGAAAAGCGATGTATCAAATTGCCGCCCAGTTTTAAATATGGGGTTTAATAAAGGTGTTTACTATATGTTTTGGGATGAAGTGTGTGGGTATGAAGAACTGAAAGATAAAATATGAACGAAGAAGATTTGAGGGATTGCTTTGCAATGTTTGCTTTGCTAGGTCTTGTATTTGCGCACAAAGGAGAAGATTCAGAATCAGCTTCATTGACAGCTTACGAATATGCAGACGCCATGCTAAGAGTTCGTAATGCGGAGCCCGAACAAGAAGTTGGTATTGTTGCAGCTAAGCCTAAGCGGAGAACTAAGAGTGTCTAGAGGTAGACCAAGAGAGAACAAAGTTTTATACCTTGATGAGGTCTTGGACTTAACTCTTTTTTATTTATCAACAGCTATACCCCAATTTAAAAGGTTATCTACCTATGACTATGTACCTAGTTTACGACGAGAATCAAGAGTTGATGCGAACGGTCTCAAGGCAAGAAGAAGCACGGGTACTCGTAAGTGGGAGAGTTGGGTGGACGTTCAAACAATTACGTTCGAAAAAGAAATTAATAGATCTGGAAAGTTTTGAGGAGGCTTTATTTTGAACGAATATAAAAAGATGGTAGAGGAAGCTCCTTTACATATTGGCTACGAAGATGCCGTAGTTAATGATGTTGTAAATCAACCCAAGCATTATACCGACCATCCATCGGGTATAGAGTGCATACAGATTACTGAGCATATGAATTTTAATCTTGGTAATGCTATTAAATATATTTGGCGTGCTGCTTTAAAAGGTAAGCATTTAGAAGACTTAAAGAAAGCGGCATGGTATGTCAACCGTGAAATTGCTAGATTGGAAAAACAAAATGGGCAGTAGACCAGTAATTAGTATTAAACGCCACAACCCTGATTGGTACCCTCCTTGCTTTGAAAGCAAAAGACAGCATGATGAGTATATGTGGCAAATGCAAAAAGCTAACCAGCCGCTTGACCCAATGAACTATTGCTTAGACTGCACTCGTGAATATAAAGTGGAGATGCTTAAAGAGAAAAAGTGCGAGCATCCTGAGACTATATTTGTAGTGTGGAGAAGTTCCCATAAAAAGGATAGACCGACAGGAGAAATTCCTGAGGAACCTGATGTTCTTGGCATATCAAACAATAGTAAGTTTTGGGACAATCCAATATACGACCATGTACCTGGCAAACCAAAGGAGCCACCACCATGCCTTTAGAACCTATCCCATTTGCAGGTATGGTAGAAGTAGATTTAGACCTAATTCTTGAGGAAATGTATGGCAAAAATACTCAAAATATGCCAAAATACGTGGTGTTAGGAGACGGAAGTCTCTACATTTTCCATAAAGAGGAAGACCGCTATGCCCTATGTGAACAAACCCCGTCCTTACAAGAAGGAATACCAGCAGCAGAAGGAGAGGAAAGAGCAACCTACACGGAATGCTCGGGAGAGGGCACGCTACGAGATGGACAAGAAGGGTGTGGACAGGAAGGGCAAGGATATTGACCATGTTATCCCTCTTTCGAAAGGCGGCACCAACGCTTCGTCAAACCTTAAGCTCAAATCACCGAGCGCCAATCGCTCATTCAGCCGGAACTCAGACCACACAGTTAAAAAGAACCGACCGAAAAATGGAAATAATAAATAACAAAGCGTTGGTAATTAACACTCGAAGACCCCACCTTGTAACAGAATGTATTAAGAAAAGCGAAATTGTTGAAACCGACGGAGACATGCACAAAGTTGTAGTGCATTGGGGTTTAAAAGAGGCACAAGCTTTAGCAAGATTAAAAGTAGAAAAAGTTCCGTCACCAATCCATCGTGACTATGATTGGCCTGGGGTTTATCCTCCGATGGCACATCAGCGTGACACAGCTAACTTTTTAACACTACATCCACGTGCGTTTGTATTTAACGAGCAAGGCACAGGCAAGACTGCATCAGCTATATGGGCAGCCGACTACCTATTAAATCAAGGCGCTATCAACCGAGTCTTAATTATCTGTCCGTTGTCTATTATGCAGTCAGCATGGCAAGCAGATTTATTTAAGTTCGCCGTACATCGCAAGGTAGATGTTGCTTACGGGGACCGCTTTAAGAGAAAGGCTATCATCGAAGGCGACGCCGACTTCATTATCATTAACTATGATGGTGTTGAGATTGTCTCTGAGGCTATCGAAGCTGGCGGGTTTGACCTAATTATTATTGATGAAGCCAATGCGTACAAGACTGTAACCACGCAGCGTTGGAAGACACTCAGCAAGCTCATAAAAGATAGCACTTGGTTATGGATGATGACTGGTACGCCAGCTGCACAGAACCCTACCGATGCTTACGGCTTAGCCAAGCTATGTGTGCCTGACCGAGTACCTAGGTTCTTCGGGGCTTTCCGTGACCAGACTATGGTTAACATTAGTAAGTTCAAATGGATGCCAAAACCAACGTCGAGTCAAGTAGTTTTTAATGCACTACAACCCGCCATACGTTTTACCAAAAAAGAATGTTTAGATCTGCCGGAGGTTACACATGTTTACAGGGACGCCCCCCTTACTGCGCAACAGGAGAAATACTACAAACTCCTCAAAAAAGAAATGCTCATGGTCGCAGATGGCGAAGAAATTAGCACCGTCAATGCTGCTGTCAACCTTAATAAACTTCTGCAAATCAGTGGTGGTGCTGTGTATTCTGATACCGGCGCTGTTATTGAGTTTGATGTTTCTAACCGTCTTCGAGTTATCACAGAAGTAATAGAAGAGTCAAGTAATAAAGTGCTTGTCTTTGTGCCTTTTACTCATACAATAGAGTTACTCAAAGAGCATTTGAGAGGGGCAGGTATTGTCTGCGATATCATAAATGGGGCTGTTCCCGTATCTAGGCGGACAGAGATTTTTAAACGGTTCCAAGAAACAGAATACCCAAAAGTCCTTTTAATTCAACCGCAAGCAGCAGCCCACGGCGTTACGCTAACTGCAGCAGACACAATCATTTGGTATAGCCCTGTTACATCAATTGAAACTTATTTGCAAGCTAATGCTCGTATCGACCGACAGGGTCAGAAAAATGCTATGACTGTGGTGCATATTAAGGGTTCTCCCGTAGAAGCAAGACTGTATGCCATGCTACAAAATAAACTTAACGTACATGATAAACTGATAGACCTATATAAAAATGAAGTTGAAGAAAACACTTGACAAAGTAAATCGTTGTGATATTATTATTTAACGGACACAGATTCGTAAACAAAGAAAGGAAGGTATGACAGAGATAAGCGTAGATAAAATCGTCGAAGTCTACATTAAGATTAGAGACGCACGGGATGAAGCCCGTAAGAAAGCGGATGAAATTGACGCCGACTATGAAGGACAACTCAAAGTCCTTGAAGCACAGATGTTAGATGTATGTAAAGCTACTGGGGCAACAAGTCTTAAAACCCCCTTTGGCACCGTTATGCGCTCAATTAAAAGTCGTTACTGGACTAATGATTGGGAAAAGTTTTACGATTTTCTGTTTGAACATAATGTGCCTGAGTTACTAGAAAAGCGCATACATCAAACAAACATTAAGCAATTCTTAGAAGAAAACCCCGACTTGCTACCACTCGGGATAAATGTGGATAGCGAACACTCGATAACAGTAAGGAGAAGCAAATGAGTGAAATCACTCTATTTAATCAAGATTTACCCGACTACCTCAAAGGCGTAGAATTAGACGCTGTAACCAAGGCGTTGGTTGGCAATAGTGGCAGTAAGCGTATCTCATTGCGTGGTGGTAAGTTCCGCATGGTTGTTAACGGAGAAGAGATTCTCACAAGCAATAGCGATTCTTTGAACGTAGTTATTGTTAATGCAGCAAGAGATGTATCAAGGACTTTTTATGCTAAAGCTTACAATCCGAAAGAAGATGCTGTTATTCCAGATTGCTGGTCTAATGATGGCGTTACGCCTGACGCTACGGCTGAGGATCCTCAGCACCACAATTGCGCTGAATGTCCGCAGAACGTTAAGGGATCCGGTGCTGGTGGAGGGCGTGCTTGTCGTCATTTCCGCAGGGTTGCTGTTGCTCTTGCTGATGATATTGGTGGAGATGTTTATCAGTTACAACTTGCATCTAAATCTATATTCGGTAAAGGCGATTTAACTCATATGCCATTTGAGCAGTATGTTAAGTATGTTGGCTCACAAGGTTATAACTTAAATACCTTAACTACTGAAATGCGTTTTGATCCTGATAGCGATACTGCTAAGTTGTTCTTCAAACCATTAAAGTTCTTATCTAAAGAGCAGTGGGAAGTAGCTAAGCGCCAAGGCGAAACCCAATCAGCTAAGCGTGCTATTGAGTTTGTATTTACTAAGACCGATAAGCCTGCCCAGCTAGCTGCACCAAAAGCCAAGTCTGAGCCTGAGTTAGTTGAAGCTGCAATCGAGGAGCCTAAAAAACGCCCCGAGAAAAAAGCAGCCGAGCCTATTGCTAAGAAAGATTTAGGATCCATCATGGATAACTGGAGTAAGGAGTAACCCATGAGCCTAAGAGGCTATAGCTATCGGCTTGTGAAAGCCAACAAAGCTGCTGATTCTAAGCATATTGGAGTCAAGCTTGGTCGGTATTGCATCACTAACGATATCCCAGTAATACAGATAGCACAGCAGTTTAACGTGTCTCGCATGACTGTATACAACTGGTTTAGCGGAATAGTAATGCCACACAAGGCTACGGTCGCACAAATAGAAAAGCTATTGAGTAAATAGTTTACCCCCGGGGCAGCTAGTTTGACGGAACGAAAAGGGAGATGCCGAATCCCCTGCTGCCCTTCCTTTCTTCGGTTTTGAGGTGATATGGCAACGACAGACTTATTAAATGCAGTGCTTCCCGCAGAAGGGTGGTATTGCATTGTCGGTTTAAAACAAGAGGGGCGCCCAAGACAGACGTTTGTTCAAACTATCGAAGAAGCAGAAGATGAGATAGCGAACTTAGTCGGTGAAGAATACGATGCTTATTTTGCTTGTGCCAAGTATGAGAATGACCAAGACGGTCGCACGCAAAAAAACAGTGCTTACTTCAAATCGTTTTGGCTTGATGTTGATTGCGGAGTAGACAAGGATATTAGTGGCAAAGGTTACGTAGACCAAGCTACTGGCTTGACTGAACTCAAAAAGTTTTGTGAAGCTATAAATCTACCGTTACCGACGGTAGTTAATTCGGGTCGTGGTATCCATGCATATTGGAGATTGGCAGAGACTATTGGTCGTGCCGAATGGAAACCCGTCGCCGACCGCCTTAAGGCTTTGTGTGAAGAGCACAAGTTTAGGGCTGACCCATCACGCACTGCAGAGAGCGCATCAATCCTACGGGTGCCTGAGACATTTAACTATAAGCAAGAACCAGCCCTACCTGTGTCAATACTACAGTTGGCAGATGAGACACCATACGAAGATATCAAAGCTGCTATTGGTGTTCTGATTGCGCCTGACTATATACCACGTCAGTTTAGTGCTATGACCCAAGCTGCGATGAGCAATCGTCAAAGTCGGTTTCGCACTATCTTGATGAAGACTACAGAAGGTAAAGGTTGTGCTCAACTAGAGCATATTGCGATTAACCAAGCTGATATAGAGGAGCCATTATGGAGAGCAGGATTATCTATTGCTCATGCGTGTGTTGATGCGGAAGAAGCCATCCATATTATCTCGAGCAATCACCCGGAGTACGATGCGGCGCAAACTGAAAGAAAAGCTCAGTCTACCAAGGGGCCGTATACTTGTGCGACGTTTGAGAAACTTAACCCCGAGGGATGTTCACAATGCCCGCACAAGGGTGAGATATCGTCTCCGATACAGCTCGGCTCTGAAATTGCAGCCGCTCCCAAGGATGCTACTATCGTTGAAACGACGCCTAGTGGAGAGCAGAAATTCCGTGTACCAGAGTTTCCTTTCCCATATTTCCGAGGTAAAAATGGAGGCGTATATAGACAGGGCTCCGACGAAGAAGAAGACGCTACCTTAGTATACGAACATGATTTATATATTGTGAAGCGTTTACATGACCCCGCAAAAGGGGAGTCGGTATGGATTCGTGCGCACTTTCCACAAGACGGTGTTAAAGAATTTGCTATGCCAGCCAACGACTTAATGGCTATAGATAAACTAAAAGATAAGCTAGGTTGGCACGGTGTCTATGGACCCAAAAAACAAATGGAGAACATAACAGCATTTCTAATAGCGTGCGCTAAGGATTTGCAACACAAACAAAGGACAGAAATTATGAGAACACAATTTGGTTGGACGGAGGATAACTCTGAGTTCATTCTTGGTGATAAAGAAATTACCGCAGAAAAGATTAGCTATAGCCCACCATCAAGTTCAACAGGTAGTTTAGCTACGTTTATG